TTGTATCCTCACCTGATGTGGTTATAGCACATCGTGAGTATATAACTGATATAGTTAGTACCAAGGATTTTACTTTGACAAATTATACACTTAACCCAAAAAATGCGACACTGTTCCCTTGGTTGTCGTCTCTTGCATCTAATTGGCAGGAGTGGGAGCTGGATGGTATGTTGTTTGAATATCGTTCAAAATGTACACATTTGTATTCAACTACAAATCCAGCTGTTGGTACCATCATCATGGGTGCCAATTACAACATCTTCGATCTTAATTATGCATCTAAAATTGACATGGAAAACTGCGAGAATGCCGTATCATGTCTACCTACCTGTGACTTTTATCATATGATTGAATGTAAAGGTCGTGCAAATAATCCTATTAAAACTATGTATACAGATTTGCAGGGAGGTCAAACATCTTTCAACACACTAGCTAACTGGCAAATTGCAACACAGGGTATGCAACTTGACAATATGGTCCTCGGCGAACTTTGGGTGACATACAAAATTCGTTTCCGTAAACCTAAATTGTCCATGCATGCCACTGCTGCAAATACAATGAGCATGTATAATGTCGGTTCATATACCGGTGGTTCCGATGGCTATGGAGCAGGAATGCTTGGCCGTGTCGGTTCTAATGGTCTTTTGCTGTCAGGCTTAACAGCATCAGGTGTGTTTGATAAGAAAATGTCGAATAGTACACCATATGCCACTCTTTCTCAACCCTCAACATCGAAGTATACAATTTCGTTTAATCCAAAAGCTCGAGGGTCGTATGCAGTTGTGGTGTATGGTTATTTTGGTGCCAGCACATATACTGGGGCTCCATTTTCTGAGGATCCGACTTACACAAATTGTGTTGGTTGTGGTATTTTCAAAGGTGGTCTCCAGAATGCTGTTATGGTATATTCCCAGGCAGGTGGTGGTGGTCGTAATCACTGTCTAACAGTGTTTGGAGTCACACTGGGTGATGGGCCGAATCTAGATCCAAATTTAGGTATACCTGCTACTGTGGATTTTTATTTTCCATCTGTCTCACCAACAATAGGTTCAAGTGGTTTTGGTCAGTTCATTATATTGCCTGTTAGTGCAACAGCGTCAATTACGTCTGAC